AGTACATTATGACTCTAGATGAATTGAAATCAGAGTGGAAAAAAGATTGTGAAATTGACGATATCGAACTAGATAAATCGTCACTAGAACTTCCTAAACTCCACGCAAAATACTCCGAACTACTAACCGATGCAGTTGTTAGTCATAAGAACTTACAGCTTCGTTATTCTATGTTATTAAAAGATAAATGGTTATGGTTCAATGGTAAAATGGACGAAGAAACTATCAAAGAAAAGGGTTGGAGTGACGACCCATTTGACGGTCTAAAGATTATGAAAAATGATATGCAATTATTCTTCAATGCAGATAAAGATTTGCAGAAGTTAAATGCACAAACAGAATACGCACAAATACAAATAGACTTCTTGAAAAGGTGTATGGAAAATATTACATGGAGACACCAAACAATTAAGAATACAATCGAATGGAGAAAGTTCATGGCGGGTTCATGATAGAAACACTTGCACAAGTATTAATGGTGGTTTCCGTTATGTTAGGAATAGCTATCATATGGTATGAGGAAATTATAAAATGATTTATCATTCTTATTGTTGTATACTACCACAATATCTTTCTAAACAAGAGGTAGATTATATACACGGATATGCAAGAAGTCTTCCTATTTACGAAGGAAGATTAGGTGCTGGTGTGTCAGATTCAGATAGTCACCAATCTAGATTTACAGAAAAAACTGGTCACGGTGATAGTATGATAAGACAATCTACTAACAAGTGGATAGACCACAATGACCCAAAGTTTAAAGTAGAACTCAAACAAAAAATATTTGACGGTATGGTTCAAGCAAATGAACAATGTGGTTGGCGTTATGACATAACTGATATGGAGAATTGGCAGTATACTGTTTACGAAGCTCAAGAAGATAAACCAACTGGTGACTTTTATACATGGCATACAGACGCAGGTGCAGACCCATATCCAGCTGGAGATATAAGAAAAATATCTTGTTCAGTTCAACTGTCAGACCCCGATGATTATGAGGGTGGTCATTTTCAATGGATTGAATCTGCAAAAGTTTTTGACCGTATAAAATTGAGAAGTGGTGATATCAAACTAGACGAGTTGATTCACACTGCACCCATGAGTGGAAGAGAATTAGGTTCTCTAATTGTTTTTCCTTCTTGGTTGCACCACCAAGTCACACCAGTCACCCACGGAGTAAGAAAATCTCTAGTAGTATGGAACAAGGGATGGCCTCTGAGATAATTTTAAAGAAGGTCGATGAGGTCTTCATGAAAGTTGAATGTGATGACGGTCTTGCTAGAGACTTGTTTGACTTCTTTTCTTTTACAGTTCCAAATGCAAAGTTTATGCCCTCAGTTAAAAATAGATACTGGGACGGTAAGGTCAGACTCTTTTCAATTAAAACACATAAGATATACATTGGATTACTTCCATATGTGGACGAGTTCTGCAGAGAAAGAGGATATGATATTGTAGGTATAAATGATATCATTGGTGATAAAGAAAGACAACCTGATGAAAACTTTATACAAGAACTAGGATTACCTTTTGAACCTAGAGACTACCAGTTAGACGCATTCAGAACTGCAGTACAATATGGTAGACAACTATTACTCTCACCTACTGCAAGTGGTAAGTCATTAATCATTTATTTACTTGCAAGATATTACAACAAGAAAACTGTTATTATAGTTCCTACAACTTCCCTTGTAGAACAAATGGCAAAGGATTTTAAAGACTATGGATACGATAAGGAAATTTGTAAGATTTATAGTGGTCAGCCTGTATTTGATTCAGACATCACGATTACAACATGGCAGTCATTTAGTAAGGCTCCTAAAAATGTCATGGAAAAATTCGAGGTTGTCTTCGGAGACGAAGCACACCTCTTCAAAGCAAATGTCCTCAAAGGAATCCTCGAAAAAATGAAAAACACTGCAATTCGTTTTGGTACTACAGGAACCCTTGACGGTTCAGAGTGTCATAGATTGCAACTAGAAGGATTGTTTGGCCCAGTCAAAAAAGTAGTATCAACAAAAGAATTGATAGACGAAGGTACTATTGCAAATTTATCTATCGATTGTGTCATACTATGTCATACTAAACAGAAGAAAATGACATACCAAGAAGAGATGGATTATCTTGTTTCTAATGATGCAAGAAATATTTTTATAGTAAATCTTGTTAGAAGTCTATAAGGAAACACACTGGTGTTGTTCCAGTATGTAGAAAAACATGGTGTTAAGTTATTTGATATGATGTCTAATACAGACATGGGTGGAAACTTACATTATGTCTATGGTGGTACAGACACAGAAGATAGAGAATCCGTTAGAGAGATTGTAGAGAAGAACAAGGAAGATACTATCCTTGCATCATATGGAACCTTTTCTACAGGTGTAAATATAAAAAGGATTGATAATATTGTATTTGCAAGTCCGTCTAAATCAAGAATACGAAATCTCCAATCGATTGGTAGAGGTCTTCGTAAGACAGACGGTAAAGATAAATTGAGACTGTTTGATATTGCAGACGACTTAGGTTGTGAGAATTATACATTGAATCACCTCAAAGACCGTATAAATATATACAATGAAGAAAGATTTAACTACGAGATAAAACAGTTCAGTTTAAATGACAAGACCTAAAGACATAGTTCCAACACAATACGAAGTATTGAAATTACTTAACGGCACAGAAGTTGTCGGTATGACTAGAGATACAGGAAACGGTATAGAGATTACATTACCTATGATATGTAAACTCGAAGTTGTTGCACCAGCTGGTAATACTACCCTTGCAACATTTTATCCTTATGCACCTTTATCTGCAGATGCAACTGTTCTACTTCCATTAGATATAATTGCACATAGAAATAATATGAATGAACAATTCGTACCATACTATGACGAAGCTTCCTCTAGGTGGTTCGACATGGTTGAAAATAAATCTATACCATTAACAGGTGACAAAAAACAAGTTCGGAGAGCATACCTAGATAGAGTTGTTAGAGACCTTATGGAAGCAACTGGTGGGCCAATCACTGAACAAGAACAAAGAATGTTGGAAAGAATTGAGGAAGAAGAATGGTCTTTAGAAGACGAAGTTCTTGCAGACTTTGAATCTGCACTTGCACCAACAGACAAGAAAAAAATTCATTAGAAATATATTTCTTAGACTTTCAATTCATATATATACTATCGATAATTTATGGTGATAGTACATCATAAGTCTTCTTTATAACTTTAAAAACGGAAATAACCATGACACAAGCAATACTTGGAATTGCAAAGGGCATGGTGGTGAGACTCGAAAACATTATTGAGACAAAGATTATATCAATGTTAATAGAAGCAGTAGAATTTCTAACACTGATGCTCCTTCCAATTTTTATACCATTAGGCATAATGCTCCTATCGGGGTGGACTTTATAATGTCCCGTGAAAGGATAGAAACGATAAGAGATGGTCTAGAAGTCACAGCACTTGTAGCCATCTTTTGTCTATCATTATTTGGAGTAAACTCTCATGTCCTCTAGAGAATACGACCCAGTTTGGAAGAGGTGGAAAACAGTTTCTACTCCCTCTGCAGTAGACGATGCAGCTAATGTAATGTCAGGTTATGAAACTCAATTATCATTAAATCTAAACAAACCACGAGACGCAACACCCGAAGAAGCACAAGAATGGCAAGAGAAAGAATTAGCTTGGTGGGGAGACCGTCAACTTATGTTTGTCACGATTGCAGTTATCGTTCAAATGTCTGCATTAGCTTTCATGGGTGCAGTCATGCTGCTCAACCAACAGGCATTCGGATGAAATATTTAATCTACGCCGCAATACTGATACCTTGGGAATTAGGAATAATCCTCCTATTCAGTTTAGCATGAAGCAATATATAGTATATGCAATGTTAGGAATGTCGTTCTCATATATGGTGACTGGAGATTTAGAACGAATGGGACGGGGTGCAGAAATGAAATATGCACTCATAAGAAATCAATCCCTTCTAATATAGTACCCTCAGCGGGAACATATTCATCTTATCATAGATTTCTCATTTGACAAGAGGCTTTATGAAAAAAATTTCAAACTTTTTTGCTATGTCTATGACAAAGTTTTTCA